AAGACTTTTGTGATGCAATAGGAGGAGCTTTCTCGTCTGTAACAAATTTGTTACCATGTTCAGCTGCTTCTTTATCAATCGCTTCGTTAAGTGCCTTAACTAGTTCATCATAATCAAGTAGGACTTCATTAGGCATATACCTAAATCTACTACCACACTCGACGCTGTTATCAAGAGAACGAATAATTAGCTTCCTTGTTTTACTTTGTTCATCCAAAGAAGCATAAAGATAAAGGTCTGCCATATCTTTGATGATATTATTTAGACTCTTTTGGGCTGTAGGAACAATCTGGTTATATTCGGTTCCATCTTTGCGCTTGAATGTTTTGTCCTGATCGTGACTAATGCAAACTAGCGCATATCCGAGTTGAGTGATAGTGCGGAAACAATCTTCCAATTCTTTCTTATAGGCGGACCAGCCATTGACTGTCCATCCACCTTCACCAAGAGTGTCAATTCCTAGCTGTGAGCAAATATACTTGTCACACAAAGTTCCCGCAACATCAATAGTGTCAATTACTATTGTGCTGAAAGTCTCTCTAACTTCCGGCTTTTTCAACTCTCTGATAGTTTCCTTAAATTCACTCCATCTTGTAATATCCTAGACCATGACATTTGGCAAAGCATTGTAGCCTCGCTCAAAAGCCAGAATAAGAGTCTTAGGAAATTTGCTACAAAGAGTTGTTTTACCAACTTTTGCAGCACCATAAATGTAAGTGATATATCCAGAAAGATCTCTACTAACCTTATGGGGCTAGATTGCTAAAAGGTTAATAGCCATATGTTATTCTCCTATGGGAAGACCTACGATTAAAAATCGTAGGTCTTATTGGTCCCGGAAGCTGGCACAGGCGCACTCTTAACCGCGCCGCCCGCGAGAGCATTACCCTTGGTTGCTTGATATTCATCCTGACGCTTCTTGATGTCGGCAAGATAAATCTCACGAGCAGCCATCATCTCTTCAAGCTCCTTGGCAGTAAGAGTTGCTTCATCGTCCCACTCATAAGGAGCGGGCTTTGCCCAGTTGACAACAAAGTCACGCTCAGAGGAGCGAGTCTCAGTTACAGAAACTTCACCCCAAGCACCAGCCTCTTCCTTGCGGCGAACAACAGTACGAGAAACCTGAATACCCTTCAACTCAGTAAACAGAGGATTAGTATTGCTGATTTCCATGCTATCAAAGTAATCCATAGCACCGGGATGCTTAACGGTGAGTTCGATAGGAAGCAGAGCCTTGCGGAAATCGAAGGTTGCGCCACGGAGAATCATGCGCTCAGGAAGCTCTCTCTCTTCATCTGGCTCAAGGCGAGTAGCCTTGGTAATGAGAATATCAACATCAAAAGTAGCACGCTGTTCAGGATTCTCGTTGAGTTCATTGATCTGATGAACGAACCCACCTTCATTACGACGAACAGAAACAAGCTGATCGTTGTTACGAGAATCGTACCACTCATTCAAACCGATGGCAGAATCAATACGGACCATACCGGCATTTTCCTTGCCATGTTCCATAACATTCTGAATCTTGCCGTCGATAATAGCCTTCAAAGTATTGTAAGTGTTGTTAGGCTTACCCTTGCTAGTTACCGCAGTAACGTAGGTGAAGTGAACCTATACAACATTCAGAAGCTCGTCGTCAGTGGCGATGCTGAGGGTTCCGCTGATGAAAGGGGTGCCGGGGTTCTTAGAAGTCTCGCCGGAAACCTTTTCCTCAAGCTTATGTTCGTAGATATAACCCTCGATATGAGTTGCATTAGTGAATGTCTTCTTCATTGTTTAAGCTCTCCTTATAGTTTTCAATATCAAAATTTTTTCCTTTGTCGCTTAGAGAATAGATAACGGGATTGCTCCCGAATTTCTCAACATAGCCATCGGAAACGAGTTTACGCATTGCGCCTGAAATCTTCTTAGAAGGAAGATTCATGCCCTCTGCAATATCTTTTGCTTTGTTGTTTTTCTCGTGTCCCTGCCGCATATACTCAAAAATTTGTAAGCCAACCTCCGAGAAGGCAGGTTTATCACTACTTTTGGTATCAAGAGCGGCAAGGAAGGAACGAAGCTCTTCAATATCTTCGTCCTGCTCAATTTCATAGTCCGCTATAATTTGCTCGAAAATCTTGAGATACTTATTCATCTTAACTTTTCCTTTTCTTATCTTGTGTTATTATAATAACATATTAAAGAATTTTTGTCAAAGAAGAATTTCTATTCAAGCGTCACAGAGGATTAACTCATGCGCAAAGGGTAGCGTCTCAATCCAAGAGCAAAATTCTCTCCATTCAGGAAGACGGTGGTCTTTACGTTGCTTGTAAATATTCTTCAAGCAGCGATAGTTTGTTGTCATGCGGGCGGTAAGTTCAAAACCCGCAGGATTAGAGTAGAGAATTTCGAGATATTTTTCTTTGAGTATTTCAGGGTTAGTATCATTTTTTTCAAGCAAATAATTATAAGCAGCTACTTTTTGCTTCATAATTGCTATGATACTAGGATCAACATATTTATTGTATTGATCACTTAAATCAAATTTAGTGATGCGATGCATCGTACTCTGTGAACTAACAAAAGTGAGGAAACGATAACGCTCAGCTTCGACCCACATCTTATTTGAGCAACGTAGATCAAAAGCAATGCGGATACCAGAGAGAAATTGATCATGAGCTTGATTACCTTTTAGGGTTGCTTTAGAAAGACTTATCGCTCTATCAATATCTTTTCCTTCAATACTTGTTGTCAATAAATCCTTGGTACTAGTTCTCATTGGGTAGCCGGCCGCAATCATTGACTCAGTAAGATCATATACAACTGCATTATCTACACAATGGAATCCTTTAGTTTCAACTTGAATCTCGCTCATTTAAGCTCCTCCGCGTGTAACATTGAGACCTATTTCTTTTGTTTTATAAAACTCAATCCAATAAGTCTCTCGCTCATTTAACTTTTCTTTTGGTACTTGTTCCAGAATTTCAAAGGTAAAGTTTTCTGGACCTTGTTTATACATTTCTTGATAGAGTTTGTTAGTCGCTATAGAACAACTCAAACCCGTCTTAATATGCTATCTAAATCGTTCTTTGATATCTACAGACTAGCCAATGTAAGCTTGATTTGTTTGCAAACTAGTAATCTTATAGATACCGCTGACTTTCTCTCCAGGGAAGATTCTACCAGTCAATGCATCAAAAGCAGGACGATAGTAGGTCTCCCAAATCATCTTGTCGATTACTTCTTTCTTAGTAAACTTTTTCTACAAGTCTCTAAGTAGGAAGACATCACTTAAATCAAACTCTGATAGTACAAGACGATAATAGTCTTTCTATCCCTCTATCTCCTAAGCACGTTTTTGTGCTTCGTAGTAAGCTCTCTATTTAGCTTCAAGATCTTCTAATTTATCTTTTTCTACTAGCATACTACGATTTAATGCAGCAATAACTTGCTCATATTTATCTTTATATTCTTTTTCTTTTTGCTCATAACTTGCGGCGAGCGCCTCAAACCTAGCTTTATAGGCTTCTTCAGCTTGCTTTTTAGCGTTTTCAATAGAGTTCTATGCGATTTCATTCGCTTGCTACTATGCCAAAGCAATCTATTTTTGCTATTCTTCTGACTAAGCTTTCATTAAGTCTGACTATCGACGCGATTCTTCTCGCATTGATTCCGCCTATAACCTGGCTTCCGCACGTATAGCTTCCGCCTACTACTAAGCTTCAGTGCGCATTGTAGCGTTAGTTGCAGAGATAGATTTCAAGATATTTTCTTGTGCCTAGATGGATGTTTTTAATCCTGAAATACGCTTTTCTACTTCTTCATTCTCTTGTTTGATAGCAGCATTTCGCTATTTTAACTATTCACCAGTTTTTTCAAGCTATGTATTTATAATTTGTTGCTATCTATTAGCTTCTACCTAGATATTAGCTTGTTTTTTAAACTTGATAGTTGTAATTAGTAAGATTAGTATAACTACTAAACTTGCTAATAAAAGATAAATCATAGATTAGAAGCAGACTTAGTAGTAGAAGTACCGTCTCCTAATATAGTAGTATGATCTGTAGTAAGTGGGTTTGTATCAGTCCAAGTAATATAGGGTTTAGCAGGATCACTAACTGTAGGATATTGCCAGTAACGATAAGGACAATCGTAGTGAATTTCTCCTCCATCAGATTTGCCTGCATTATATGTTTTATCAAGCAAATCTTCAAGTTCTTTGAGAGTCATACTCACTTTGCCCTAATCATTTACTGTAATAGGAAGGATAATTGGCTTCATATTCTCTCTCCTTATAAAGTTTTAGGGAGAGGTTGTACTCTCCCTAATAATTATTCCTCTGCGTCGGGATTAAAAGCAAGACCTGCTTCAGTTAGCTTCAAAAGCTTGATCTTGGTATGAGAGCCATCAGCTTCTTCACGCTCCGCAGGAATACGCTCGCCGAGCTGCTTACGCTGTAGAGCAGAGGTAAAAATGCCATCCACCTGACGCTTTTCAAGATCAAGGGCCTCTGCTACATCAGCAGCAGTAAGATCTTCATCATTGTGAGCCTTTAGGAACTCAAAAACCTTGCGGGTATTTTCTTTCATTGCAGCCATGATAATTATATCTCCTTGTTTTGTGATTTTTCTTGTTCGATTTGATGCTGAATAATATCGTCTATTTCTACTAGAATAGCAAACCCCTCTCCATGAGGAAGCGCACTAATCATGTTTGTTATCTACATAATTTTCTACTCAGCATCATGTTTCTGCTTATCAGAAGAGCTTGGATCTTGTCGAATCTTTTCCCAAGCAAGAATCTAAGCAGCGTGTTTCTTAATTTGTTTCCGTGTCATAATCCTTTTTCCTTATTCAGATTATGGTTAAATTATATTAGATAATTTTTTATTTGTCAACTGTGAGTGATTTTGGGTAGAGCTGGAGAATTTCTATGTCATCTAAGTCGAAACTTATAGAACGACCAATGAGACAAAGAGTAACCATTTCTTTACCTTTATCATGGTCATAGAAAATAGAAGAGACTTCATCGCTCATAAAAGTAGTATTATCTTTAAATTTAACTCGCACAATACAGTTATTACTGCTCATTTAAATACCTCGCTA